TTACAGGTGTAATGGCTGTCTGGAGCCTGCCCAAAGATTCGCAATGTGGTTATTTGGAAATTTCAGGTAATGGTATTGAACTCACAAAGCATGAAATGGATGCACAAAAAAACGCAGCTCTTGAAGCTGGAGCAAAGGTGATTGATACCAATTCACAAGAGTCAGGTGAAGCACGACGTGCGCGTCAGGATGACCAACAAGCAAGCCTACATAGCATTGTCACTTGTGCTGCTGCGGCTATTGAGCAGGCTATCAAATATGCTGCTCAATGGTTAAAGCTAGACCCATCTAAATACTCTTTTACGGTTGATCCTGAATTTATTGTTCAGCAATACGATATCAATCTTGCTAAGCAACTATATGAAGGCGCCATAGCTGGAAAGAATTCGTTCCAGACGTATTGGGAATATATCGCTACTGGTAAGCTGCCAGCTCATGATTTTCAGGAAGAGTTGAAGCGTGTTGAAAGTGAGCGCGATAGTATGCCGCTTTAGGAGTAATAAATGGCCTCAGAAGATAAATCACTACTCGAGGTATTAACTCAACATCAAGCATATTTGTTCCGGGCATCGTCTCAATCAGTTAAGGAATTACTAACAATCTTTAATGATGAGTCAGCTTTAATGCTGGCAAAGCTTCGGGATTTGTTGGATGAGTTAAATGATTCTGAGAAAGCAGCTCTTGCAGCGGGTCTTTACACAACGGCCAACCTCAAGGAGATACGAGATTTAATATCCGGCTGGCATACAAGTCTAAATTCTTCATTGCCTGAAGCTTTTGCAGTTTCAGCAACTGCAATGGCTGTATATGAGGCTAATTACACAGCTAAGTTATACGGCGGCAAGATTAAGAAACCTAACGGTGAAAAGCTATATACAGCAGCTAAAAAAGTACCCTTAGTAGGTGGAGCATTAGTTGATGATCTTCTTTCCAATATTGCTGAGACTGCACGCCAAAAAGTTGAATATGCTATTCGGGAAGGCATTAACTCAGGTAAAACTAATCAGGAAATTGTTCAGCGTATTCGTGGTACCAAACGGCTTAATTATGAGGATGGGCTTTTAAGTGGCTCAAAGTCTGATATTGACCGTACCGTGAGAACAGTTCGCAGCCATGTGGCCAATCAAGCATATCTAAATAGCTTTAACCAGATTGGTTTTGAATATGTAAGACTGGTAGCTACATTAGACGGAAGAACATCTAAACTGTGTGCTTCACTTGATGGTGCGGTTTGGGAGATTAACGATCCAGCAAAACGGGTACCGCCGTTACATCCTAACTGCCGGAGCATTTTGGTACCAGTCGAAAAAGATGGTCTGCTTGTTGGCGAACGGCCATTTGTAATGGACGAACGCCGAGTTAAAGACATTCCAAAAGATGAGCGGAGCCAATTAATAGGGCAGCTAGATGCCAACACTACATTTAAAGAGTTCTTCAAAAAGACAGATGACTTCTTCCAAAAAGAGTGGCTAGGGCCAAAGCGTTATAAGCTCTATAAAGAGGGAAGGTTTGATTTTGATAAGTTCTTCGATCCTGAAGGGCGTTTGTATAGCTTAGATGAGTTAAGAAAGTTGGATGAAAAATCTTTTAAAGAGTTGGGTCTGTAATTTTTTCTTATGTTATATTTTTTAAAACATCAGAATTTATACAATATGAAAACAATAGCTTTTATATCTCTTACTCTCATCTCAATCACATGTTTAGCTGAACCAAGTGAAAAATATCTTAAAGAATATGATCGATTGTCTGAAGCTTTAGAGTCAGCAATGGCAAATGCATATTCTTTTGATCCTACAACTGGCCAAGTAAAACAGGCTGCTCAAGATTTAGAAGCTAAAAATAATTTGTGTAGAGCGACTCAGGCGAAACTAAACCTAACCACTTTTTTAAAAGACAATTTAGAGGAATCTAAAGAGCTCTATAAATCTTTAGATGGTGCAGAAGCTCTAGATCAAAATTATCTTAGTGGACAACAGCAGGAACAACAAACTCTCGTTTCAAATTTGAAAAAAGACCTTGTTGGAACAGGGTTTAAATGTGAGTAATTATTGCCGATGACAGGTAATCCTAAACTCACTTAAGACACAATTTTCACCTATATAAGCGCCCAAACGGCGCTTTTCTCATTTATGGAGTTTGGCCTATGAGTGAATCAAAAGTTAGACATTTAGTTCTTAAAAGAGTTTCAGATAGATCTTCTCATCTCGCCCTTTGTGACGAGGAAACAGGTATTCCATTAGCTGGATTAACCTCTGTAAAGATGAATTGTGGTGTTTTTGAGGGTCCAGCGACTATCACAGCAACATTTGATGTAGGTGGTCCTCAAGGAATCCGCTTGGTTGGTGACGAACCTAGACAAAGGGTTTGGGGCACAAAGGAAACGTAGCTAAAGGTACTGCAAATGACTGAAAAGCAAATCAATATGTCAGATGCTCAATATATTCTGAGCACAAAATTAATTCTGGTGCCTTTTCTTCAAATTAAGATTTCAAGAGCCATGGCAATTTATGGTTTTACTTTTGAAAGATTAAAAGCAATCGCACTCATCAATTAGAACTTAATTTTTAACCTTAGCACCTTCGGGTGCTTTTTTTGTGAGAAGAAAATGATCAAAGAAGTAACAGAGCAAGAGTTAGCTGAAAAGTCTGTGGCACCCCGAGTAACTAAAGCGCAAATTGATTCATTGATGGAGCGTGTTACATATACGGTTGAGCAACGCCCTGGAGGCACAACATCTACTTTTGTCCATGCATTTTTAGATGGAAAGTTTTTTCTAGCAACGGGTTTTAGTGCATGTGTGAATGCTGAAAACTTTGAAGCTGAAATTGGCGAGCGTATGGCTCGTGGAAATGCAGAAAAGTCAGCCGAAAATAAACTTTGGGAGCTAGAAGGCTACCGTTTATTTGCAACAAATTTCTAAGTTTTCAATCGAAATTAAGCGTCCTAAAGGGCGCTTTTTTATTGCCTGCCGGATGCGGATGCTAACGGCGTTATTGGGCGGATGCCCTTTTTTTGTATATAGGTTGGATGACCAATGAAACTTAAAACAGTAACAATCGACGGTAAAGTTTATGCGGAAGTAGACGGCGATAAGCCGATCTATATTCATGATGACGGCAAAGAAATGCCACATGATGCACCACACTCGGTAGCAACAATTGCACGCTTAAACAATGAAGCTAAAACACAACGTGAAGCCAAAGAAGCAGCCGAAAAAGCATTAAAAGCTTTTGAAGGAATTGAAGACCCAGCGGCAGCTAAAAAGGCATTACAAACAATCCAAAATCTCGACGATAAAAAGCTGGTGGATGCCGGTGAAGTTGAGAAAGTGAAAGCTGAAGCTATCAAGGCAGTTGAAGAAAACTATGCTCCGATTGTTGAGCAACGTGACGCACTAGAAGCCTCTTTACACACAGAACTATTCGGCGGTGGTTTTGCTCGTTCTAAGTACATTCAAGACAACATTGCAGTACCTGTGGACATGGTTCAGGCAACCTTTGGCCATCACTTCAAAATCGAAGAAGGCAAGGTGGTTGCATACGATCCGAACGGCGAAAAGATTTATTCACGTGTCCGCCCAGGTGAACTTGCAAATGTTGATGAAGCTTTAGAGTCATTGGTTGGTGGATACCAGCATAAAGACTTAATTCTTAAAGGTGGTAAAGGAACTGGTGGCGGTTTTCAAGGTGGGGGCAAAGGTGGAGCACCTGCAGGAATGAAACGCAGTGAAATGTCTGTTTCACAGAAAGCAGATTACATCAAAGAACATGGCAATGATGCCTTCCTTAAACTACCGAACTAATCATTAAATATTTGGAGATAAGTAGTTATGACTACGACAGTTAATTCCGACATGATCATCTACAACCAACTGGCTCAAACAGCGTATTTAGAGCGATTACAAGACAATTTGAATGTCTTTAATGAAGCTTCCAATGGTGCGATTATTTATCGTAATGAAATCATTCAAGGTGACTTCAATAAAAATGCATTCTACAAAGTTGGTGGTAGCATTAAACATCGTGATGTGAACTCCAATGCAAAAGTCACTCCGGAAAAAATCGGTGCAGGTGAGTCTGTAGGTGTAAAAATTCCATATAAATATGGTCCTTATGAATCTAATGAAGAGGCATTTAAAAGCCGT